TTACAATTTACAAAAGAGCTGCATCTGGTGCAACAAGCATCACGAGTGTTGCAATTACCACAGGCACAATTACTGCAGGTACAGGCGACTTTACAATCAGTGAAAGTGTAAAAGGCAGTGATGCAATGAGCACACCAGTAACAGTATCATTTACAGCAGCAGCAACAGCAGCAGATGCAGAAACATTAGCAAATGCTATTAATGCTGCAGGACTTACAAATGTTACTGCAAGTGTAGCAACAGGCAACAAAGTTATGGTATCACATGCACTTGGTGGCGAAATTAGAATTGCTGACACAAACAGCAAATTTGTAATGGCGTTTCCAGCATGGAATTACACAAACAGCACAGGAACTGCAAACTTTTATGACTTAGGTAGCAGCAATTATAATGCAAGTTTGTGGAAAGAGCTTACATATACAGCAAGTGACGAAGCACCTACTGCATTAGCAGAAGATGGAGCACTATGGTATAGCAGTGTTATTGATGAAATTGATATCATGGTACACGATGGCTCTAACTGGAAAGGATACACTAACGAATACGCAAGTGCAGATCCAGCAGGTCCAATTGTAAGTGCAACTGAACCTACAAAACAAAATGACGGGACAAGTGCCTTAGTCACAGGCGACTTGTGGGTAAGCACAGCCGATTTAGAAAACTTTCCAAGAATCTATCGTTGGAATGATACACTAAGTTCATGGATTGAGTTAGACACAACTGATCAAACTACTGAAAATGGTGTTATTTTTGCAGATGCTCGTTATAACACAGCAGGATCAACAAGTGGAACAGCAGGCGACATTGCAGATTTATTAGGCAGTGATTACTTAGATCCAGATGCTCCAGATCCAGCACTATATCCAAAAGGTATGTTACTATGGAACACACGTAGAAGCGGATTCAATGTAAAACGTTTTGAAAGAAACTACATTGATATTTCTACAAATAACACCAGAGGTAGCGACAGCGGCAATTCAATGGCAGCATACTATCCACATCGTTGGGTAACTGAATCAGCTAACGATGCAGACGGATCGGGTAGCTTTGGACGTAAAGCACAGCGTAAGGTTGTCGTCCAAAAATTACAATCGTTGTTGAATGAAAATCAAGATATCCGTGATGATGAATCACGTGTCTTTAACTTGATTGCAACTCCAGGTTATCCAGAACTAATTGGTGAAATGATTACACTAAACTATGACAGAGGTTTAACAGCATTTGTTATTGGTGATTCACCAATGCGTTTAACATCAGATGCAACTTCACTTAATGAATGGGCAACAAACGTTAACGCAGTTGTAGAAGATAACGACAATGGATTGGTAAGCAGAGATGAATATTTAGGTGTTTACTATCCAAGTGGATTTACAAGTGACAACGCAGGTAACAACATTGTTGTTCCAAGTTCACATATGGTACTACGTACATTTGCACTTAATGACCAAGTTGCATTTCCATGGTTTGCACCAGCAGGTACAAGACGTGGTGGCGTAACAAACGCAACATCAACAGGGTTTATAAATGCAGAAGGCGAATTTGTTGCAACAGCACTAAACGAAGGTGTAAGAGATACATTGTATGCAAACAATGTAAACCCAATTACATTCTTAACAGGTGCAGGACTTGTTGTATTTGGACAAAAAACTCGTGCAAGAAATGCAAGTGCGTTGGATAGAATCAACGTTGCAAGACTTGTGGTATACTTACGTAGCCAATTAAACACATTAGCAAAACCATATTTGTTTGAACCAAATGATAAAATCACACGTGATGAAATCAAACAACAAGTAGAAAGTTTGCTAGTTGAACTAGTTGGACTAAGAGCACTATTTGACTTCTTAGTTGTGTGTGACGAAACAAACAACACACCAGCAAGAATTGATAGAAATGAGTTGTATGTAGATATTGCTATTGAACCAGTGAAAGCAGTAGAATTTATTTACATTCCACTACGTATTAAAAACACAGGCGAAATATCAGGTCTATAATATCATTGATGTAGGGGGTAAAACAAAAACCCCCTACAAATGATAAATACTTGTGTATTAAGGAGAAACAATAGATGGCAATCTCAACTCTATTAAATTTAACAGTTCCATTAGCAAACGACACTACTTCAAGTAGCCAAGGTTTGCTTATGCCAAAACTTCAGTATCGCTTTAGAGTGACACTGGAAAACTTTGGTATTACTGGAAACACAACAGAATTAACTAAACAAGTTATTGATGCAACAAGACCAAACATTCAGTTTGATCCAATCTTGTTAGACGTTTATAACTCAAGAATTAACATGGCAGGTAAACACACATGGCAACCTGTAACAATTAATTTACGTGATGACATTAACGGCAATGTTCAAAAACTAGTTGGCGAACAGCTACAGAAGCAATTCGACTTTTTTGAACAAGCAAGTGCTGCAACTGGACAAGACTACAAGTTCACACAACGTATTGAAATCTTAGATGGTGGTAACGGTGCAAATACTCCACAAGTTCTAGAAACTTGGGAACTATATGGTTGTTATCTAAACCAAGTAGATTATGGCTCAATGTCATATTCAACAAACGATGCAATGCAAGTAGCTCTTAACATCACATATGATAATGCTGTGCAATTGAATATTGGTGTTGGTACACCAAATAACTTCCAAGATAGAAATAGCGAAACAGGCACAGGTGCAACAGGCGGCGCAGCTCTTTAATATTTAAACGAGATTGCTACATCAAAAAAAGGAGTCTAAAAGGCTCCTTTTTTATTGAGATAAATACTATATGGCCATTAATAAGTTTTATGATAATTTTAGCAGTATAGATGCAAACAAAGGTATAATGGGAGATTTCCGTCATGCCGAAGCTCTTTATAGACGCAATAATTTTAGACTTGCGCCAAAGAATAAGTTTTTATATCATGTTGTTATCGATGTTAATACAACAGCACTAAACACATTAGGAAGCAGTGTCTTTAATATCTTAAATGGACGTGAATTTAATTTGTTAGCAAGCAATGCAGATTTACCTACATTTACACTTGACACAGAAACTTTACATCAGTATAACAGAAAAAAAGTTATACAGACAAAAATAAATTATGACGAAGTTAGTATTGAGTTCCACGACGACAACGCCGGACTTACAACATTACTTTGGGAAGCATATTATAGATATTATTATCAAGATGGTAACTACACAGATCAAAGTAGTCGACCAAGAGCTTACGCAACTAAATTATATGATAGTGATATCGCTAATACATATAGACATGGATTTAATCGTAGACGCACTACTGATATTCCTTTCTTTAACAGTATTACAATACATCAATTGCATCCACAAAATAAAGAAAGTACATTTACAAGTTTTACATTAGTCAATCCTTTGATTACAACATGGCAGCATGATAGACTAGATCAAAGTGACGGATCTGGTATTATGAAAAATTCAATGCGTATAGCATACGAAACTATTTTGTATGATAGAGAAATAACATCTGCAGAGAATATTCAAAGTTTTGGCGACATCCAACACTACGACACGATACCAAGTCCATATAATAGTGTTAGCACAAGTGGTATTGCAAAAGACAGCGACGACAACACATTTTGGGAAGAAATATTCAACGACTTATTATCTAACATAGTAGACCTAACTGGATTCAATAGCCAGCAACGACAAAGTCAATTACCATTATCAGTACAACCTATAACGCAAACAACAAACCCACCTGCAAATACAACAAACTTTTTTCCACAGGTGATTAATCAAAACATAACTACATTTGCACAGCCTGTTGCATTCCAGCAACAAAATTTAAGTTTGAGCGATCAGGAGTTTAAAAGACAGTTGGCAAGCAATCCTCAAAAGTTAGCAAACTATGCAGAGAGAAAAGCTCAAATACAAATAAGTGTGTTTTCTGGATTAAGTATGCAAGAGTCAAAAACTTTTTACAACAATTTGTCTCCTAATATTAAATCACAAGTTGAACAAAGTGCTCTAAATAATTTTAATGATTTAGAACAAGGTGTAACTGGTAATACAACAGGCTTCCAAAATGATTTAAGAGAAATTGGATTAATAGGATGAGTAGTTACGCTAACGAAGAAAAAGCAGCAAGACAAGACAGTGGAAAAGAAGTCAGACAATTGTTTGATAGATATTTTACTAAACAAATCAATATTACCAGCAACGAAGTTGATACAGTTGTTGGATTTTTTACTAAAAGAAAATTTACAAAAGATGCAGCTATTGCAGTAGCAACAGTAATTATTCAACAAGCAAAAGCAGAAAAAAAGAATGTATTCCAATTAGTTGATACACTTACAGGATTAAGCGAATTACAACTAAGTCAATTAGTAAGTGCAGTGCTTAACAACAACAGAAGTAAAATTTCTGCACTTGGTTTTAAAAACGATTATAATATAGAAACAATTGAAAATAGAAATGTGAGATTGTAATGGCACGTTTTGCACAGGGCAAGTTTACTCTCAAAAACCCTGACAAATATATTGGCGGCCGTACACCTACATATCGTAGTAGTTGGGAATTTGCATTTATGCGTATGTGTGATACCAACGAAAATATTTCTAAATGGGCAAGTGAAGCAATCAAAATACCATACAGAAATCCATTCACAGGAAAATATACAATTTATGTTCCTGACTTTTTTATAGTGTATGCAGACCGAAATGGCAAACAGCATGTAGAACTAATAGAAGTCAAACCGGCTAATCATACATTTAAAGAACAATTAGGTAACTCACAACATAACAAAGCACATTATGTTTTAAATCAAGCAAAATGGCAAGCGGCAAGAGGATATTGTAAACAAAAAGGAATGTACTTTAGAGTTGTTAACGAAGGTGATATTTTCCATCAAGGACGTAGACGATGAATATTAAAGAAAGCAACAAGCCTTGGAAGCATTGGATTATTGATGACTTTTTAGATCAAGAACAAGTTAAAATATTACAAGATTTTTCTGCTGATCATATTGAAAAACACAATATGAAATCACATTTTAATTTAGATAATTTACCAGATAAACAAAAAGAAGTTTTACAATCAGCTATAGGCAAAATGCCAAGATTTGTACGTAACATAAATTATCAATCTCCTAGAGAATATAAAAAAATATATGCATTAGGACACTTAGCAGTTAATCCAGCAGGATATTCATTCCAACCTCATTGTGACGACGAAACAAAAGTATGGACGTTTGTAACTTATATAGGTCCTGAAAATAGTATAGGAACATATGTAATGTCTAACATGGATGAAGAAAATAAAATAGAAATACCGTGGAAGCCAGGACGTTGCCTAGTTTTTGCAGGTAACAACGGAGAAACATGGCACAGTTATGAAAGCGGCAACAATTGGCGTGCAACTATAACCGCATATATGAACACTGATAAAAACTGGGGTAAATAATAGTACCATATAATGGATTTATAGTATGACTAAAAAATTAGAAGATATGTTAAATTTACCAGATAACCAAGACCTCAAAGAACAAGAGGATCGTGCTCCTGTTGTAGAACATGAAGACACATTCCGTGATATTGCAGAGTTTGATAAAATAGCAAGTGCTTTACCTGCTGTAAAGGGTTTAGGAGATATGGCAGATACTGAACTAAATGAAGTTGCTGATAAAGCAATGACTGCATATGATGATTTAATGGACTTGGGCATGAACGTTGAAAGTCGTTACAGTGGTAGAGTATTTGAAGTTGCTGGTACTATGTTAAAAACTAGTTTAGATGCAAAGGTTGCAAAACTAGATAAGAAATTAAAAATGGTTGAACTGCAACTCAAAAAAGAAAAAATGGACAGAGACAGTGGACCTGGCGATGGTGACATAGTAAGTGGAGAAGGCTATGTTGTTACTGATAGAAATAGTCTACTTGAACGTCTAAAAGGTATAGATAAAGATAAATAGTATTATAGTTTAGGATACGTCAATGAGAAATTTTGCTGATTATTTAACAGAATCAAAAAAGACATATGAATTCAAAGTAGGCATTGCAGGTGAAAGACCTGATGGCTGCGAAGATATGATCGAAACAGGCTTGCAAAAATTTGGTATCACCAAAATGTCAGCAGGTAAAAAAACACCAATACAAGAACGTCCATTAGATTTCCCCCAGTTAGAAAATACCGATGTTATGTATTATGAGGTAGAATTATCATATCCAACAACTGTACAAGTATTGCAAGAATATTTAGGCAATGTTTGCAGTGTTCCACAAAGTCATATAATTGTACGTAATCCAAACGAACCACAAGAACAATATCAGCAAGAAAATGCAAAAGACGAATACACAGCAAAACTAACACAAGAAGACATGGGCGGTGAAAGCGCACAAGCAGATGCAGGTCCAGATCGTGTAATGAACTTGTTGAAAGAATTAGAAACAGCACGTAAAGAAAGAGACAACGATT